AAAATAGGATATCCACATCGTATACCATACACCGATGAAGATAAAGACCTATACAAGTTTCCGTTTCCTGGATTTGAAAATATTAAACAAAACTATGCCCGACATATGCAAGACTTATTTGTATTATCAGTGACGGATGGTAAAGAAGGTGGATCATTTATTGAAATAGGTTCTGGGCATCCAACTGAATGTAATAATACCGCATTGCTTGAAAAAGAATTTGGGTGGAAGGGTATTAGTATTGACAACGATGAAAGAATGTGTTATATACATTCAAGAGAAAGAACGAGTCAGATTATCCGTAGTGATGCCTCCCAAATTAATTTTGACTTGTTGTTTAATCAATCTTGTATGGAACAATACATTGATTTTTTACGCATTAATTCTGAAGAAACATCTCTTGATGTATTAACAAAAATACCATTTAACAAATATGAATTTGGGATTATCCAATTCCAACATAATTATTGTTGGTGGCAAAACGATTTTAAAGATAACTCACGGGATATACTTCATAAGATAGGATATAAACTGATGGTACAAGACCTTAGTGTTGATCCTATTAACGCTCATGAAGATTGGTGGGTACATCCGTCAATTTATAATAATAAAAGAAATATGATTTCTAATAAAACAAAAGTTAGTTTTGCGTGGGATTATTTTATGAAAGGTAATTGATATGAAAGTAGTTGTAGTAACTGGTGGATTTGATCCACTCCATTCAGGGCATATTGAATATTTTAAAGCCGCAAAAGAACTCGGTGATATTCTTATGGTTGGTTTAAATTCTGATGCATGGTTAACTCGTAAAAAAGGTAGACCGTTTATGCCTATGTCTGAACGCTCTGCTATTGTTAAAGAAATCAAATGTGTCGGTGGTGTATTTGAATTTGACGATACCGAAAATCATGCCTGTGAAGCTATTAGGCATATCAAAGATACATTTCCCAGAAACTCAAAAATCATATTTGCTAATGGTGGTGACCGTCAAAAGGGCACAACACCTGAGGTAGAATATGCACGTCAACTCAGAGACGAATGCGATATTAGTTTTGTATTTGGCGTTGGCGGTAATGATAAAAAGAACAGTTCGTCATGGTTGCTTGAAAACTGGGATAAACCTGAAACGCAAAGATTATGGGGTAAATACCGTAACCTGGATAACAACGGACACTGGAAAGTTAAAGAATTGTCTATTGATGTTAATGCGGCATTATCAGATCAGCGGCATTTTGTTCGCTCGGAACATTGGCATATTGTTGATGGTAAACTTGAAATGAATCTTGAGTTTCCCAACGGATACAAAACATCTAAGGTTTATTCAACTGGTGANAGNATTGACATTCCTGTAAANACATGGCATTTGGCTAAAAACGTCGGTAAAACACCTGTAAAGGTGATTGAAGTATGGATGGGCGATACATTATCAGAAGATGATATTGAAAGACGTAACTAATTATAAATAGTTGGAACACAGTACAATTCTTATTTAAAGGGAGAAAGAAATGGCGTTTCAATTATCCGACGACGTTAGAAATGCGACACTTGCCGCAATAGAAACAACAACAGGCGTTAGTCCAATACTCACAATTTCAACAGGATCACCACCTACTAATTGTGCTTCAGCAAACACAGGTACCGTTCTTGCAACTATGACATTGCCTTCTGACTTTTTAGGTGCACCTTCAAGTGGTGTTGTAAACCTATTAGGTTCATGGCAAGATTTATCTGCTGACTCAACGGGTGTTGCAGGTTATTTCCGAGTACACAATTCTGGTGGCACATCATGCCATATGCAAGGATCAATCACAGTAACCTCAGGTGGCGGTGATATGGAACTCGATAACACAAGTATTGCTGTTGGACAGCAAATTTCTATTACTTCATTCACAATCACTGCGGGCGGTGCATAAGCCTGGAGGTGACGTTCCATGGCAACAGGGACCTCAAGTAATACACTAGATTTTTCCGTTGTTTCATACGGTGTAAGAGTACCAGCATCTGGTAATCTAGCATTTACTTTACCTTTTACCTTTTCATCAACAGCATTTAATCCAATTGCTGGTAGTGCTGATGTCGGAATATCATTTGGAGTATCAACATCATCTTCCGTAGCAACAGGCGCCTTTGATGGTGATGTACTCGTACCGTTTATTTTAGATGCAACAGCAATTGCACCAATCAAAGGTGCGTTGAACCAGACAATTACATTTACAACGGATACTGAAGTTGATGTACCAAACCGTGCTACTGTAAACACTACACTTGATTTCATAACAGATTTCCAAACAGGTGTATTAGTATCGGCCCGAGGTAAACCTAAAACATCATTTAGTGCAACAGGCACAGGTGAAGTACCTGTTAAAGGTATTTTTGATAAGGTATTTGAAATTGGCCTTTCATCAAGAATGGCGCAAGTATCAGAATTTGAAGGTGATACTGTTGTACCATTTTTACTCTCATCAGTTGCAATCAATGATTCAACAAGAGAATATAGCAGGACAGGATTAAATGGTCTTGCATTCCGTAATGGAAATGATGGACAGAATGAGTTAAACATATTAAATAGTTTGAATGGATTGCGAACAACAAAAAGCGGTGAAAACGGTGTAAGAATTGATGATAATAACTATACTGATTTAAGAACAGGAGTTAAAATTATCAGCCGTGATTATAGAAACGAAACACTCGTAAGACCATCACAAGGTCGTTTAGTAAAAAGCTACTAAAGACATTGAATAAATAAAAACAAAAGACTTGGAGAAAGTACAATGGCGGCTAGTTTTTACATTAAACAAAACGATACAGCTCCTTCTATTGAAGCCGTTTTAACCGACGCAACTGGAAGAGCACGATCCATGACAAATGCATCTGCTATAAAATTTCATATGACTTCCGAAGGTGGAACATCTATTGTCACAGACGGACTCGGTGCAGTTGTTAATGCATCAAAAGGAATAGTCAAATATGATTGGCAACCAGGTGATACTGCAAACACAGGTATTCACTCTGCCGAATTCCAAATTGATTATACAAACGGAACATCAGAAACATTTCCAAACACTGGCTACATTAAGATCATTGTAAGATCAGAGCTGGCATAAGGGGACAACCATGGCACAGCCAACAACAAGAGATGAATTTAAAGAACATATTTTAAGAAAGATTGGTGCGCCAGTTATTCAAATTAACGTGTCAGACGAACAAGTAGATGACCGTGTTGATGAAGCAATTTCATTTTGGAGAGATTACCATTACAACGGCAGTCAACTTGTATATCTAAAACATCAAATTACTGAAGCCGATAAAGCAAACGGTTATATTCAATTGCCGCAAAAATTGCTCGGTATTTCAAAAGTATTTGATTTTGATACAAGTATTGCCACCGGGTCTGGCATGTTTAATGTTCAATATCAATTCGTTTTAAATAACATCACCGAACTAACAAGTTACTCAATGCAGAACTATTATATGACTATGCAGCATATTGAATTTATGCAAGAGATCCTTGTTGGCAAACCTCTCATCCGTTATAACAAACACGTTAATAAACTTTATATTGACAATGATCCATCGAGATGGGTTGTAGGTACGTATATTATCGTTGAAGCATATGACGTTGTAGATGAAGATTTCTATGAAGACGTTTGGTCGGACCGTTGGCTGCAAAATTATGCCGCAGTTTTAGTAAGAGAACAATGGGGTTTAAACCTCACCAAGTTTAATAATATGCAGCTTGTTGGCGGTGTGTCTTTTAACGGTGAGCAAATTTTAGCGGAGGCGAGAGAAGATAAGTTAAGAATGGAAGAGGATGCTATACAAAGTCTTCAACCACTTACTTATAACTTCATTGGGTAACCATGGCAACAAATCTTTATTTTCAAAATTACGATAACACATATGAGCAAAATCTCGTAGATGACCTAGTTATTGAATCAATTCAAATCTATGGTCTTGACACTATCTATATCTCAAGGGCATTTCAAGCAAAAGATGAAATACTCAACGAAGACGATTTGTCAATCTTTAACGAAACCTATCAGATGGAAATGTATGTTAAGAACGTAGATGGATTTGAAGGTGAAGGTGACTTCCTATCAAGATTTGGTTTACAGATCAGAGACTCAATCACATTCACAGTAGCATTCCGAACATTTGAAAGATTTGCAACTCGTGAAAATCATTTAAAGACCAGACCACTCGAAGGTGACTGCATTTACTTCCCATTGAATGAAAAGATATTCAAAATTATGCACGTCGAGCACGAAAGCGTATTCTATCAAACTGGTGCGTTACAGGTATATGACCTTAGATGCGAATTGATGGAATATAGCGGTGAAAGATTTGAGACAGGTGTTGAAAACATTGATACGTTCTTTGCTGATATTGATCCTACTACACCAACAACACTTACGGCATTGGCAAACACCGATCCAATTGCACAGAACACATTCTTTGAAACAGAAGGTGACGATATCCTTGACTTCTCAGAGATTGATCCGTTTAGTGAAAACATAAGCATAGGCGATTAACATGGCAATAGCAAATCATTTTTACAACGGTCTTACAAGAAAATATGTAGCAATATTTGGTACCTTGTTTAATCAGTTATCAATCGAAAGAAGCGACAACGCAGGTGTAACAAAGCAATCAATGATTGTTCCTATTTCATATGCACCAATGCAAAAGATACTATCAAGAGTTGAACAAGATCCAGGTTTAAACCGTAAGTCAGCAATCACATTACCACGAATGTCATTTGAAATGACAAGTATGTCTTATGACGGTGAGCGCAAAATTGGTACAACCCAACGAGTTATGAAATCAAAAGCAGTAGGTGATACTAACGACTCAAAAAGTTATGTCTATGGTGGTGCACCTTATAACCTTGACTTTTCATTGTATATTATGACAAAGTATCAAGAAGACGCAACAAAAATATTAGAACAAATTCTACCATTCTTTCAACCTGATTGGACTGTAAGTGCTAAGCTAATTCCTGATTTGCCACCTGTTGATGTTCCTATTGTTTTACAGAGTGTTATTACAGAAGATTTGTATGAAGGTGAATATACCGAACGTCGTGCTATTCTATATACATTGAGTTTCACACTTAAAGGCTGGTATTATGGCCCTGAAAGAACTAAGAAAGTTATTAAATTTATTGATGCAAAGTTCGCCCCGGACTCTGACATATCAAGTCCTTTATTGGAAAAAGTAACACTTCAGCCAGGTATGACCGCTGCTAATGTTGCCACAACGGATATTAATCAAACGGTTCCATATACTCAAATTGACTTTGAAGATGATTGGGGAATCATAACAATTATAGATGAGGAAGATACATAATGAGTGATGACCATATTTCAAAGGCATTAGGTATTCGGCCTTTGAGTGAAATACAA